ACTTTATTTCCGCTTGGTCCCCACAAGTAATCAGGAGTGAATGCAGCTAATAGATGACTTCCTCTAGTGCCGGTCTTGCTCCAAGTCCAAATGCTCTTATACGCTGTTGGACCACCGCTAGTATCCCCTAAAGTAAGTCCAAGGCTGTCACCACGTCTTGTTCCCGGTACTGCTTGATTTGATCGTGCGGTAATCGTAGCTGTTGGATTTCTAATTTGTATTCCATCAACAATAAGGGCTTTGACAGATGTTGGAGTAATAGAAAGAGAGTCACCCCCCCTTGTAGTAACAGACCATGTATCTGCTGTGCTTGCTTCAGGAGCATATTGTTGGACTCTTGAAAAAGAAAGAGCATTAAGGCTGAGTTGGGTAGCGCTTGCTAATGTAACAGAAATAGAGTCAGCACCAGTCGGTGGGTTTAAGAAATAGAAAAGTCCATGGTAAGTACTATCAGCGGTGCCTAACCCCGGCTTTCTATGAATAATGAGTGTTGGAGCGGAAGCAATATTAGAACCAGCTAATCCAACCATGATGGTAGGAGTTGCTTGAGCAGCAGGCAACCATTTGTGGCTTGCAACCTGCATGACAAGCAATCTATCACTATCACCACCGACTGTGATTCTAAGTGTTAATGGAGATGCGTGACTGTCACCTGCTGCATTATCATATAGCCAAGCCATTTATGTTCCTAAAAAAAATGCCCCAACCAACTGGGGTTGGCTAGGGCAATAATATGTTCCCTCTACAAATTACGAAACAATCAGGCGCGGCGTACATTTTATGACTCCCCCCCCGCTGGGAATTTTGTATGGTCCATCACTAAAGAGTTCCGCGAATAAGACTATAGAGTCGGCTCCTGCTCCTCCCGATCCTCTTGCTTTTACCCGAGTCATAAAATATCCCGCGACGCTATCCGCCGCTGTGAAAGTGAACGATTGTTGAGCGTAACTCGCCATGCTTGTGTCACCTGTCCCTGCATTCAACGTAGCAACCGTCCAGCTTGTAGGAGCAAGATAAATCTTCGCATATCCTGCCGCCGATGCTTCAATAAAGTATGCTCGGCTGTCACCCTTTCCCAAAACAGGGGCTCCTTTGTAGAGTCTCAACGCCAGAGTATCACCCGCTGTGCCTGTCCATGTACCACTTTGGCTTGACCCCAAAATAGCATAAATTAGTTCTCTATCAGCACGTCGATTTACTGTGATAGCCATTACTGTTCTCCTTCAATGGGCAATTCTTCGATATCTGCCCCAACCATGTTGCCACGTTCATCCCTGTTAACTATAACTTTCCGTCTCCTGCGAGCTTGCTTCACTTCAGGAAGATGGACGTTGACCACTGGCTGAGTTTGTGGGGGAATTGGTATTGGTCCTGTAGGACCGGTAACCTGTGGAGCTGGCAATTGCGCCATTTGGGGTTGCAAGGCTTTCTCTGCTTGAGCCAGCTCTTGCGCTCTTTGATTAACCGGAGCCGCATCTTCCTGCTGCTTCGCTTGCAGAGCATTTTGAATTTCAATCCCTTTGGCTGCAACAGGTGCATTTAGCTCCTGAGCCTGTTCTTGAAGCTTGGAGGCAAGCTCATTCTGCTTGGATTGAAGCGCAGCGCTCACCATCTGCCCTTCTGCCGCATCATCAAACTGCTGACCCTTCATAGTCTCCTTGGTAGCGTTCATCTTTTCGAATATTGCATTAAGCAAATTGCCAAGATTCTTCAACTTCTCAGGAGGAGAGTCTTCAATCTTCAACTTCATCATCTCACGAACCGTTTCTTGTAAGAGTTGGTCATAAGAACCAAGCTCAAGGAAATCGATCTTTCCTTGATTAAGAGCATCACTTATAATTTTCTGCGTATATTCAAAACTGATGGCACCAATCTGGTAAGCCATGCCTTCATCTTCAAGCTCAAGCAAACTAGCTGCCGTTGCACCCGTAATGAAGCCCATCGCCATAAGCTGCGTAACCTGCTGAAGTTTCATTGATGGGTCTTTGCTGAGATTCGAAATATCAGTGAATTGAATGGAATACTGACCCATTCTTTTCTTTAAGTTGCCCCATGTAAGAGGACTATCTTTTGGAAGGAATTTGAGTATCTTTTCATTTTCAGGGTAAACCTCAATGCAGGTTTTCACAAGATCGAGATAGAATTGTCTGTAGTTGTCTTGGTGAGTTTGAAAGCGCTCACTTTCCACGTTTTGGAGCGTTTCAAGTTGCAATCCACTTTGAGTGTTTTTGGGCATCTCGGATTGGGCTGAGAGTTTACTAATTCCCGTAAGCTGATAAGCTTTTTCAATCCAGTAGTCGAGCATTCGAATATATTGCTCATCGATTGCAGGAGGGGTTGCCACGGTAACGGGTTTTCCCGTCTGCTCTGAAGGATTAAATTCATAAACTGATCCAACTTTATTGTCAATTGATTCTGCTCTCAAGAGCTTGTGACCAGGGTTTTTAATGTTGTCGCTTGTTGCAATGAAAATTGCGTTGGCAGGGCTGAGAGTGAAAGCCTCATGGATTTTCATTGCAATAAGGTCAATCTCTCTCTGAATTGTGTAAAGGTCATCCGCTAGGCTCACACTGAAAAACCCCTTGGTCGGCTTATCCCACCAGAATAGCGCCCAAGGTGGACAGGTGTAGCTGATTTTATCCTTGCCCTGCACTTCCCCATTTACAACGTAATATTTGTATCCATTTTCAAGATCGTAATAGACGTAAAATTCAACAAACTTTCTACGCTTCTCTTCCTCATCCGTGAGGCTGACAACCCCTTTCTTGATTTTACAATAATACTTCTCAACAAACTTCAGAGGATATTGCTTCTTGTAGATGTAGCAGCGAGTAATCTCCCCGGATTGGTACTCAAGAGCATCAACACCCATTTCCCATGGACGTAGAATTTCCAAGTGGCCGGTATTGTCATTGACCCAAATGCCGCCGACTTCAAAAATATCTGCCATCGCAATGACTTCTGCGCCCTTATTATAAACATCTTCTACATCAAGATAATTATCAAAATGCTGTCTCGCCGTTCTACATAATTGTCTTGTTTCGAAATCGCCCCTGTCTGCTGAGAAATGTGGACGTGGTTTAAGCTGTGAAAGTTTTGATTGATGAGTAAGGATGCATGATCTGATAATATTAACGGAAGGCAAAATGCCCGTGTCTTGTTGAGCCGTAACGTACCAGTAAGCGTTGATGCTAGAATAGGCACTGTATATATCGCTCCATAGGTTCCCGTTGTTCCAGAATCTATTCAGGTTTCGTATGTACTTAATATCACGCTTCTTCATGTGAGCGGAGATTTGTGCTATATCTTTCGTTACTGACAAGTCTGATAGAGGCATTTTTTAATCCTAAAAGTACGGGCTCGACTGGGTTTGAATAACCTGCTCATTCTTTGGAATGGCGGTGAAAGTGTACACAACACCGTCTTTGTCACGAACAGTGACAAGGACACCTTTTTCAGCCTTCTGAACCAAGGCATCAATCAACTTGGCGTCAAACTTGAACCGCTCTGCTGCTAATTTCTCTGCTTTGTGAGTTTTGAAGTTTTCCCATAGAAATTTCTTGGCTTCAGAGACTAAGTGCTTAATCAAATCCCAAATCATTAATTTCATCTCAAAGTTACCTTTACTTTTTACTGGAATGCAGACATCAATATTACCAGCGAATCTCCCCCTCTTGGAACTTGAGTAGCCTGTTCCTGTTTCATTTGAATAATGTCAGCTACCGTGGCTAGAATCTCATTTGTTCTGTTATCAGAAGACCCTTGTCTCTCTTTTGCTATTGCTTTATGATCTAGTGGATATTTTAGCAGCGTGCGTAGCGAATACAGGACAGCCATCATAAGTTCAGGATGGTAATAATCATCATCTATCTCCCGAACGTACGTCTCTGATTGCTCATTCTTCTTCCAGACGATTTTACGGCACTCATCGGCTACCAAGGAGTCTTTTTTGACCTTCAAAAGCCCCTTATTAACAAGCTCCTGAAGCTGTTCTATACCTAAATCTTTGTCCGTTTTTATAGCACTTCTGATGGAAAGTCGGGGGATAAGCGTATTAAGTTCAGCATTAATTAATTTACCTGCCCCCGCTGGATCGGCATAGGTGTTGAAGTATTTGTTCGGAAATGATCCAAATTGGGCATCAAAGGAATCAAGCATCTGATTCACCTTGGTAGCAAAGTCTGTGATGCTCTCCCTGTGAATTTTAATCTCCCTGATTACAAACATTTCGGGAGAGCTAACCGAATACATGATCAGGGCAAGGGTTGAGTAGTCTTCAAATCCCCAGTCAATGCCGCAAACAAATTCAATATCATTCTTGGAATACTGACGGGCAATCCACGTTTTCAGGTCTTCATCAGTGTAGTAATTCTGCTCAGTCAGCCTGAAAACCATTGCATCAGTGTCATAAATCACCTTTCCCAAGTATTCTCGTTGGAAAGTCGAGTTGGTTTCCTTCCATCCTTTCTCCTTGAGAATATCCTGAAGCTTTTCTTGGTAATTGGGAATATAAGGATTGTCGCTGATGTTGAAATTGTATCTGTGCGCCAAAGAAGATTGGTCCCAACGCTCCTCCCAATAGGTTCCGGGAATTCTTGGAGCGGTGCCGCTCATGATAAGTCTGCCGTTCTGTTTAAGAAGCATCGGCTCACAGATATCCTGAACGAGATACTTGAGTCTTTTTTCTTGTGACTGACACTCATCTATGACAATAAGGCTGTAATTAGGTCCGCGCAAATCGTCGCATTCTTTTATTGAACTATTGCCACGCATGAAGAAACTTGAGCCATTAGCAAACCTTATCCATCCTTCAAGCCTGTTCTGTCTCTCAGCGTTAATTCCAAGTTTGTACATCAGGTCAAGAACTGGTTGATACATAAGGCGCACAGCGTCAGCTTGAGTTAAGGAAACATAAAGAACGCTTGCATTGAATTTAGTAGTTAAGGTGTCGCAGATTTCCAATTGCTCAACGAAAGTTTTGCCCCACTGCCGACCGCACATCATGACCTTGAGTTTTGCGTCGTCCCATAGGACTAATTTTTGCGTTGCGTGAGCCATTTTGTGAATTCGATAGCTCAAGAAGTCGATATCGCGCTCCCTGCCTCTATTTTCGTAATCCTCATACTGCTTGATGAAGTCAGGACCGAGAGTCAACTTAGTGAGCATCTCAAGGGCTTTGATGTTTCCCTGCTTGATTTTGTCCATGAGAATGCGGAAAGTGTATTCAAAATTGTTGAAGCCAGTCTTTGCATCTTTCTCGGCTAGTACCTTCAGCGCTGCTTCCTGAATATCGTGAGAATAGCTGGCTGTCCTGCCGCCACCTGTGTTTACTATCTTCTGACCTTCAACATTCTTCCTGAATCGGGTTGTGTTATAGTCAAATAAAGTATCGCCGGGATTCTTTGAGTCTCCCACGATTTTTGTCTTACGTGGTCTTCCTTTTTTCGTTTCGCCGGGAATTACGGGTCTTAGCTCAGTAGTGAAATGGGGCATTAATCGTCTATTTCCTCAATCTTGGCATCAACAACTTCGTAGTTTATTTCAGTGAGGTTCGCTTTTCCGATGCTGACTTTGGAGATGTAACCCATCTTAAGCAGGTAAGCGACATCATCCCAGTATCCTTGTTCAGTGTAATTTAACTTACTCATTATAGCTTTATGTTTTGGCTCAAAGGGATTGACC